TGTATAAGGCATTGACGTTAAACAATCTTAATGGATATCAAAAATCATTAATATCTGGAATTGATTTACCTGTTAAAGGGAAAGAAAACAATAAAGTATTTGTAGAGCAAATTCTTCTTGAGTTATATGAGCTATTAAAATACAATTATGTAAGTAATTTTTTAATTGAATTTAAAATACTATATATTAAAAATAAGAATAAGAAAGAGATTGAAGATTTAGATAAGGAAGAAATAGTAATATCAAGAACTATGGTAAAAGATGGTGAACGAATGGTAAGAAGGAGTAGGCAATGAGATTAAGACTTCCTTATTTTATAAGAAAACCGTATTATCGTTTAAGACTTTTTAAAAGATTTTTAAAGTATCCATATTGGGGCGCTTGGGAAATAGTTGAACCAATGCTTGAGATTCCCTTTGAAATGTTTTGTGAATTTTATGAACAGAATGAGATAAAAAATATTGGCAGAATTAATATCGAAGATGAACCAGAAGAGCATGGGCAAAGATCTTTTGCAATTTATCAAAATGCAGAGCATGATAAAATGGATGCTTTGTATATTTGGTGGACTCAGACATTTAAACAAAGAGAAGATGAATTGGAAACTTTACTAACTGAGTGGGCACTACATCAAGTTTGTTGGTGGGGGAATTATAATAATGAATATTATGAGTATCATCATAATTGTTCTAAGTATGGAAACTATCTATTTGATATGCTAAATAGAGAAGAGCAAAAGTTTGAACAAGAGAAAGAAGAAAATTTAGTTAAACTTATAAAACTTAGGAGTAGATTATGGACATAAAAGAAAAATATTATAGTTTGATAAAAGAAAAAAGTCTTCCTAATGTTCTAGGAGAAATATTAGAAGTGTCTTATTCAAAAAAAATAAGCATATTAGAAGAATTATTAAGTAGATTTGATGAGTCAGTTATAAAAATTGCTTTAGGAATATACAAACAAAATCATGTTGATATTAATAAGATTAATATTACAAGATTAAAAAATGAATTAGTAGGATGCAGTCTTTTTGTTATTAAAAATTTATCAAAGGAAGTTAAATAAATGTTTTTAAAAGTAGATAATGTATATTTAAATCTTTATCAAATAAGTAGAATAAATATTTATGATACAGAACAATTTAATCTAGTAATGGATGATGGAAAAGAGATAACTCAGGGGTGGTGCGTTGTATTTCTTATGTCAAATCTTAAGTTGTCTTTACAATATCTTGAAACAGTAGAAACAGAAGAAAAGAAAAAAATTGATTTACGAAATTATGATCATATGTTAGATTATTATGTAGTTAATGAAGTGTTTAGTTCTGAAAGAGACGCTAACGATTGGTTGTCAGGAAATATAGGAAGTTTTCTAATAAAGAATTGGGTACAGCAATAAGAAGAAATTAAATGATTGTAGTGGGTGATTTACATCTTAAGGAAAAAGAATATTTTTTTAAAGCTCAAGTTAATTTTCTTAACTGGCTTAATGATAATTATATAGATGAAAATATAATTATGCTTGGAGATGAGTTTGATAGTTCAACTCCAAGATGGGAAGTGTTTTCTGTATTTCTTGACTTTCTTAATAAGAGAAAAGGAAAGACATATATCCTTAATGGAAACCATACTTGTTCTAAATTAAAAGGAAAATTGTTAGAAGGAATTCAGCATCTTCCAAATGTTAAGATATTTTTTAAAGAAGAAGAGTTTGAACTTGAAGGGTATAAGTGTCTTGCATTACCTTATCAATACAATATGGATCATTATAATGAAATTAAGTTTGATGGTGATTTTGTGTTTGGACATTTAATGATTCAGCAAGAAGCTTTTGGAGGAGAATATACAAAGATTGAAAATGTAAAGTATAAGTATTTTATAGATGGGCATATTCATCTTAAAAGAAAGTATGGAAATATTATACTACCAGGATGTCCTGTGATAACAAGAAATGGGGAAGAGAATAATCCAGTACTAAATATAAAGAATAATTTTTTGATTGAAGAAATAATGCCTCCAGAAACTTTTAAGATTCTTGATATAGAATATGGAGAGGAAATACCAAATAAAGAATATCTTTACAATATTAAAAATGCTCCCTCTATTCAAAGTGTTTATGCAAGATATCCAGATTATTATATACGAGAAGAAGGAATAACTATTAAGAGAGATAAACTTGAGTTTGCAGAGTTAGAGGATTTAAAAAGTGAAAATAAATCTTTATCAGAAGAGTTTATGGTCTATAGTCAAGATAAAGGATTTGATAAAGAAGTGCAAGATTGTTGTTTAACATATTTAGAAGGAGTGTAGAATGAGTTTAATTGATAAGTTTACAAAGTTAACAGAAAGGCTAACTTTAAAAGAATGTATTGATAGAATATGTGAAAACATTGTAGTTAGTGATTATAAAATACAAAATTTGGAAAAGCAACTTAAAAAGACAAATGAACTATTAAGAAGAGTTTATAATGATATTGAAATGGTTCATTTAAATGATCATAAATGTATAGATACTTATGTAACCCCCATTTTATTCAGAAGACAATTAGGAGAAGATATTTTTAATTGGCTTCAATCTCATGATGAAGAATTTAAGAGTATAGTTATAAAAAGGCAGAAAAGGTGGAGAGTAAGACAAAAGAGAAATGAGAGAGAATGTTATAATTGTAGATTTTTTGGTAAGTATGAAGGAAAATGTTTAGGGACTAAATTAGTTCATTATGATATTTGCAAAAATTATAGGAGAAAATTAAATGACAAAATCGATTAAAGAAGGTATAGTTCTTATGAATAAAAGAATTAGTGGAATTGTAGATGATTGTAATATTAAAATTTCATCTTCTCAAGTTGAAATAGCAGAAGTTTGTGACAATCTTAAGAAATTTCTTATTGAAAAAAATATCCGGTATGGTAATAGTGCTTTGGAACCTCTAAGAATATTTAGCAAGACAAGTACAGATGAACAAATACTTACACGAATTGATGATAAATTAAATCGAATAAGAAATATGAAAGATATAGATATTGGCATGAGAGACACTATTATCGATCTTATGGGGTATTTAGTGTTGTTGATTATAAACAAAGAGTGGAATAATGATATTTTAGAAGGGTTGAAAGATAATTAAGTTTAATTTTTAAATATTTGTGTATATATTATAATTATGTAAGGAGAAAATAATATGTGGAAAATAGTGATAGCTTTGATAATGATTTTTGTAGGAATAACTTTAGCATCTTCTGATAAAATAATATCTTTTGACAATTTTATTGTAAGAACAAAATGTATAGATGGATATAAATATATGTTTTTTTACTCTAATCTTAGAGAATATGGCTCTTCAGTTGTTCAAATGTTAGATAGGTATGGAAAACCACAAACATGTGAAGGGAAATAAATTATGAAACTAGATGATGTTAAAGATGAAGAAATACTTTGTGAAAGTTGTAACAATTATATAGTTCAGAAGTGGACTTGTTATACAACTAGACTTTGTGTATTAACTGGAAAAGCAGTAATAGATGCATTTGCAGAAGAAGCAAATAGTGTAATTACTTGCAATAAATGGAGGAAAAAAGAATGATTATATTTGGATTGATAATTTGGTATTTAATAGGAGTAAGTAGTTTTATTTATTTTAAAAGGTTTTATAGAAATGTTACTATTTTTGATATTTTAGTAGCATTAACTTTCGGGGGTGCTTTAGGTATTATAACTCTTCAATGGTCTTTGAAGTACTATTATGACTATAATGTGTTTGATCAGATTGTGTTCAAGGCAATCATAGATCGTGAAAAGATTGTATTAGAAAAAATAAGAGAAATTGAAGAACAGAAAAATAATGCAAAATAAATATAGAGAATTAGTAGCTAATGAAATTATTTATGCTTTAGATATTTTACATATCTATCATGAAAATTTCGGAAATTCACAGGGGTGGGTTAATATAATTTGCCCCTTCCATAAAGATTCATCTACAGGCAACTCCAGTATTAATTTGTATTCTGGGGTAATTCATTGTTTTAATTGTAAGAAAAAGAAACATGTTTTAAAACTTGTTCAAGAGCAATTAAATATTTCTTATAAAGAAGCGTTTGAGAAAGTTACCAATAATATAGTTAATAGTGTAAAGCAAGTGAATGATTTATCATTTTTAAGTAAGAATAAATTAGAAGAAATATGTAAACCAAAAAGTAATAAAACAAATTTTAATTATATAGATGGAAAACAATTAGAGTCTTTTAATCCAAAAGACTACTATTATACAAGAGTAAGAGAGTTTACAAAAGACTTTTGTAATCAATTTAATATTAAGAAATGTATTGAAGGATATTATAAGGATTATTTTATAGTTCCTATAATAGATTCAGAGCAGAAGATATATACATTTGAAGCAAGGAAATTATCTCAAAGAGAGTTAATGAAAGCAGCAGGTATAAATGATTTTGTGTTAAAAGAAGTTATAGACACAAATATGTTAAAAATAAAAGATGGAAAAGTATTTTCAAAAACAGATAATAATTTTGTAGAGTATGGAGATGAATTTCTATTTTTTCTTAAAAAGAAAGTATTATACCCTTCAAATTCTATGATTCATGAAACATTATTTAATATAGATAATTTAAATTATAATGAAGATCTTTATATAAGTGAAGGTATAGGAAGTATTCCAAAGATATTCAATAATATTACTACAAATGTAACTTGTACTTTTGGTTCTGAAATAACTGAAAAACAAATTGAGTTGTTGAACAGATTTAAAAATAGAAAAATTATTATTCCAGATAATGATCAAGCTTCATTGATAATGATAGAGTCTTTAAATGTTCAGATTAAAAATTTATATGTAATAGATATAAGAAGTGAAGATACAAGTAGAAATTTTATTGCAGATATAAATAATGCAGAAATTAAAAAGGCTTCAAAGTATTTAACCTGTCCTCGAAAAGAAATCCCCTTCCTTCAGGTGAGGGATGAATTTTCGTCCTGATTATTAGAATACATATGAAAAGAAATAAAGCATACAAATTTAGACTGTTACCAAACAAAGCACAATCTAATCTTATTGATAGAACAATAGGTTGTGCTCGTTTTGTCTACAATCAAATGCTTTCTGATAAAATTAAACATTACAAAGATACAAAATTATCTTTGAAAAACACTCCTGCTCAGTATAAAAATGAGTTTGAGTTTCTAAAAGAAGTAGACTCTTTGGCTTTAGCTAATTCTCAAATGAATTTGGAAACTGCATATAATAATTTTTTTAGACGAGTGAAACAAGGAAAAAAAGAACTCGGTTTTCCAAAATTCAAATCTAAGAAAAAATGTAGTTGGAATTACACAACAAATAATCAAAAAGATTCTATCCGAATTGAAGAAAATAAAATTAAACTACCTAAAACGGGGTTTGTGAAACTTGTACAACACCGGATTATACCGGAAAATTGTATTATAAAATCATGTACTGTATCAAAAACGAGAACAAATAAATATTACATTTCAATACTTGTAGAATACGAAACACAAGTAGTCAAAAAAGATATTGAAAAGGTAATAGGATTAGATTTTTCCATGCCAGAACTGTACATTGACTCAGAAGGAAATTCTGCTAAATTTCCAAGATTTTTCAGATTGGCTCAAGAAAAATTAGCAAAAGAACAAAGAATCTTCTCTCATCGAAAACCAGATAGTAAACGGTATGAGAAACAAAGATTAAAAGTTGCGAAAGTTCATGAGCATATTGCTAATCAAAGAAAAGATTTTCTGCATAAAGAAAGTAAGAAATTAGCAGATAATTATGATTTGGTCTGTATTGAAGATTTGAACATGAAAGCAATGAGTCAATGTCTTAATTTTGGAAAATCCGTTTCAGATAATGGTTGGGGAATGTTTACAACATTTTTGAGTTACAAATTAGAAGATCAAGGAAAACAATTGTATAAGATTGATAAGTGGTTTCCAAGCTCTAAAATGTGCAATGTTTGTGGTTGTATCAACTCCAACCTGACACTATCAGATCGAGAATGGATTTGTGAATGTGGAGAGCGTCACGATAGAGATGTCAATGCTGCTATCAACATTCGTAATGTAGGAATAAAAACGGTAGGAACTACCGGGTTAGCTCAGGACTGCTTGCAAGCATAAGTTGCATCGACTGAGAAACCCTTCCCTTTAGGGGAGGGTAGTTCACGTGATAAGTACGAGATTTTTAAGTAGGTCAAGTAACACATCTCTAAAGAGTTGTATTTTTATGGACGTTAAATAAAATAAAAGGAGTTTAAAAAGTATGAAAGTAGTAAGAAGAGAAACAAGGTTGTGGATACTGGCTAGTGCAGTGGCATCTATTTATATTTTAGTAATAGGTTGGTATGCTTTTCTTAAATTTAAAGAAAGTAATATAGAAAATGTTGTTCCAACTCTACAAGATGTACAAGTGCAAAATACAAATGAATTGATAGTAGATGTTACAGCATATTGCCCCTGTTCAAAGTGTAATTCAAAAAAATGGAAAGGAAGGACTATCAGAAATGGATGGATGTATAAATTTAAAGAACAAGGTATTAAAATTTGTGCAGTAGATCCTATAGTTATTCCACTTGATTCAAAGATAATTTACGATGGAGTTGAATATGAAGCAAAAGATGTTGGTGGATTAATAAAAGGAAATAAGATTGATATATTGCTTGATACTCATAAAGATACATTGAAGTTTGGCGTAAAAAAAGATCAAAAAATTATTATTAAAGAGTAATCAAACAAAAATATGGAACAGAAATTACAGCAAAAGTTATTTAATAGATTCCCTAATATTTATAAAGTAGGAGAATTACCAATAGATTATTTATTTTTTGGTATTGAATGTGATGATGGTTGGTTTAATTTATTATGGAAATTAAGTGAAAGTTTAGAAAAAACTCAAACAGATGTACAAGCACTTCAAGTTAAAGAAAAGTTTGGTACTTTACGTTTTTATATTAATGGAGGAGATGATGTATGTCCTCATCTTATAATTGATGCAGAAGAACGCTCTGCTTTTATTTGTGAGATATGTGGGAGAAAAGGGAAGTTAAGAGATTATGGGTGGTTGAAGACATTATGTTGGTATCATTATGTCAATTACCTCTTCCTAAAGGGAGGGGCTTGAACGGTAACGTTTAAAGTATAGGAGATAAAAATAGCAACAACTATGATAAGTAGTGAAAAATAATGTAAGATTATCACTTTTCTTTTTACTAATAAATATAATTGAAATATCAATTATACAGAGGTATTTGATTCTTCTCAAGAATCTTTGATAGTTGCTAAAACTGTCATTTACCAATAGAGAAAATCAACTCCCTTTTAAAATTTTAGTACAAAGAGAGGTGAGATAGAAAATGGCAAATTATACTACTTATCATAGGCCCAAGACGGTTACTCATGATGTTATAACAAGTGAAGTAACATCAGGAGTTGCAAGAGTAACATTCATTGATAAAAATAACACTGACGAATTAGCTTATACGCTTAAGGTTATTAATTCATCAAACAAGATTAAAGCCAATTTTAAAACTTTCTATGAGTCAGTTTCTGGTATAGTATATGTACAGAATGGTTCAACAAGGTTTATTTCTGGTATTGCAGACGTGTTAGAATCTGGAGATCAAGTGACTGTATGCGGGTCTTTTTACGTGTAATAGTTTTTAAGAATATTGCCCTTAGTTAAAATGAGATTAATTAAGGGCAATATTTTCTTTTTACTAATAAATTAAGAAAGGATTAGTTTTTGTAAATAGCAAAAAATATATTTGTTTAAGGAGAATTTTTTGTTTATTGATAGATTTATAAGGAGAAATAACTAATTTTGCTTTTTAATAATAGACAGATAGAGTTATCGCTCGAAAGTGGGGGTGTAGTTAATCCTACCTTGAACTCTCCAGTTATCCCTATTTCTGTCTATTTTTTTAATAGATTATCAAATAAGAAAATAAAAGATTCTTTAAAAAAATATAATGATAAATAATTTTAAAAATAAAAATATCTATTTTGTGAGTGATAGTGATCTTGATGGTATATCTGCAACTATTATTGCAAAATATTATATTGAACCTATATGTAATAAAATAATATTTTTAAATACTGGTCAAAGGAGTATGTCAGATTTTAATTGGGATTTATTAGATAAAGAAAAAATAGATATAGTTATTTTTACGGACATTACCCCTAATTCTTTAGAAATGTATAATAAATTAAAAAAGGACTTAAATATTGATGTTTATATTTTTGATCATCATGAAACTGGAAAGAGTATATTAGGAGAACTTAGTAATTACTTTTACACAGATAAAAGTTGTGCGACTTTGTTGTTATATAATTTGTTTACTGAAGGAATTAAAAGAAAAGATAGGGTGGTTCAGAGATTTGCAACTCTTGTAAATACATATGACTTTTGGTTAGATAATACAGAAGATTGGGAAGAAGCTAATTATCTTAATTATCTTAAGAAGGGAGTTATAAATTGGGCAAGATATTTTGATTCTCCTGATTATGAAAAAAATTCTGATTTTATAAATTTAATTCTTGAAAAATTTAGATCATCAAAACGATTTATGTTTAATTTTAGAGAGAATAGAATAATTTCTACTGAAAAGCAAAAAGAAGATAAAAACTATAAGAAAGCAAAAGATAATATGAAGATAAGAGTTGATGGACAAGGAAATAAATATTTATATTTAGAAGCACCAAGTGGACTCAGTGTGATATCGAATCGTATCTTGAAGGAGTCTCCTGATGTTCAATATGCGGTTTGTAGAAGTACTTTTAAGATAGCTATAGAAAATAGATCAATATCGTTGAGATCAAGAGAAGGATTTTCTGTTAAAGACATTGCAGAAAAGTGGGGAGGGGGAGGTCACTCAGCTGCTTCAGGGCTCAGCATGACTAATGAAGAACAGTATAAAGATTTGATAAGTGGAAAAATTAATCTTATTTAATATTTTATAAATTTTGTATATATTATAATCATGACAAAACAATATAACATAGTAAAGATAAATGATGAAGAGTATGCAGCTCCAAATAAAGAATATTGGAATGCTATGGATAAAAAGAAATTTCAACTATTTCTTAATAAAAGTAATATTCCTGAATTTTATCATAATGTAGAATTTATAGATTATATAGGAGATCTTTCAAGAGAAAATGTCCATAAGCTTCAAGTAATGGTAGATAGAATTCAAGAAGAAAAATTTAGAGATATAAATCTTTATTTATGGGGATCAGAAACAGGTACACAAAAGACTGCTTGTGCTTGTAATTTTGGAAAGGGATGTATTAAGAAGGGTTTATCTGTTAAGTTTATGTTGTTCGGTTCTTTTGTTAATTTCATTATGAAGCTTCAAGGATTTCATAGAGATGAAGAAGCTGATAGTAGAATAAATGAATTAAAATCAGCAGATATAATTATACTTGATGATTGTTTTGATCCAAATAAATCTTTGTTATGGAAAAAAGAGTCAAGTAGGGAATTAATAGTGTCTGAATTAGACACATTTTTTAGAGAATTAATTTATGCACATAAACGTTTTGTAATTACTTCAAATTTATCTTTAGACATGATTAAACAAAACTATGGTAGTTTTTTATTTGATTTATTAGATCGTAATTTTTTACAACTACACTTTTTGGACTCTATAAAAAATATTAGAAAAGAAAGGTTATCAGATGAACTTTGGAAAGATTAAAAATAAATTAATAAAAATAATTCAAGAAGATGATGATGACGAAATTGTAGATGTATTTGATCAATGTTTAAGTTCTTTTATTCAAAGAACTACAATTTCGAAAGATATTAGTAGAGTTAATTTAGATTTTGATATTACAGACTCATATTTTTATAGACGATTATATCAGTTACTACAAGATGCAAATGAGTGGGATGAAGTAATATTACGAATAAATAATGGTGGAGGATTTTTAGAAACCTTTATTGAAATTTGTTATTATCTTCTTAATACAGAAGCAGAAACTATCGCAGAAATTCATACAGCGTATTCATCTGCTGCTTTAATTGCTCTTGCTTGTGATAAAGTAATTATTAATCCTTTTTCAAGTATGATGTTACATGCATGTTCTGCTTGTGCAAATGGAAATATAGACGAAGTTAAAACAAATAATGAAAATGAGTTAAAAAGATTTAGAATTATATTAGATGAGTTATGCACAGGATTTTTAAGTAAAGAAGAAATTGACATGATAATGAATGGAAAGACTTTTTATTTTGGGGCTAAAGAAATAGAGGATAGATTGAAAAATAAGGTTGTATCAAAATTAAGAGTAAGAAAGGAGGAAGATGAAGATGAGTATACTTAAAAATTATCAAATTGTTTTTTGGCCTATATTTGAAGTAGACGCTGATTCTGTAGGAATTACAATAAATAGACCTTATTGTCAATTACTCCTCCCTAAAGGAAGGGGCTTGAACGGCAACGTTTGAGAGTAATTAGTTGACTACACCAAGGTCTTTGAGACCTACGTTATTTAGATGATGATACCTACAGATGGTACCCAAGTCTGTGGCTCTATCGAGGCGCTGTAAACAAAGAGGAAACTCTTAGTCAACCTCATTTAGTAAAGTCTTTATAACTTTGTGGATGGGTAACAAATCCGAAAGGAGGAAAACTTAATGGTAGTTTTCGTAATTAACAAGCATGGGGAGGCATTGATGCCTTGCAGCACAAGAAAAGCAAGATTGCTTCTTAAAGAAGAAAAAGCAAAAATTGTAGATTATAAACCATTTACAATTCAATTACTTTATGGTTCTTCTGGTTATAAGCAAGAAACTAGATTAGGTATAGATGTTGGTTCTAAACACGTAGGAGTTGCTATAACTTCTGGAAATAATGTGTTAGCAAAAGGTCAGATTGATCTTAGACAAGATATTTCAAAATTATTGGAAACAAGAAAAATATTGAGAAGATCGAGAAGAAATAGAACTACTCGTTATAGGCAAGCAAGGTTTCTTAATAGGACTGCTTCTAAAAAAGAAGGATGGTTACCACCGTCAATTCAAAGTAGAATAGATAATACAGTGATGTGGATAAATAAATTTTATAACTTATTACCTAAGTGTAAATTAAGTATTGAAGCAGCTAAATTTGATATTCAAAAAATTGAGAACCCCTCAATAGAAGGAAAAGATTATCAGCAAGGTACAATGTATGAATACAGAAATAGAATAGCTTACTTGATAGCAAGAGAAAAAGGAAAATGTCAATACTGTGATAAAGAATACCAAAAAAATAATGGCTGGAGACTCCATCATATTTTCGGTAAAGAAAAAGATAGACCATCTGATTGGGCACTACTTCATGAAAAATGTCATGATGAAATTCATGTAAAACATGAAGAAGACATTTTAAGAAAACAGAAATCAAAATCATATAAAGATTCAACTTTTATGAATATAATAAGAAGACGATTATTAACTATCTTTCCTAATGCTGACTTTACTTATGGAAATATAACTTTTCAAAATCGATGTGACTTAAATTTAGATAAGTCTCATGTAAATGATGCAATAGCTATAACAGGTATTAAACAAATAAAAGAAAATCCTGATTCTATTTTTTTTATAAATCAGTTTAGGAAGAAAAAAAGAAGTTTGCATGAAGCAACAGCCAGAAAAAGAAAAAAAGGTAATACATTATCGGTAAGAAATTCAAAGAATACTAAATCATTGAATGGATTTACCCTAAATGATCAAGTAAACGTTTATAAAAAAATAGGATTCATTTCTGGATTCACAACCAATGCTTGCTATATAAAAGATATTTTTGGAAAGTATATAACATTGCCAGAAAAATCATATAAGCAAGTATCCTTTTCAAATATAAAGAAAGTAAGTTATAATAATAACTGGCAATTCATCCCCCACCTGAAGGAAGGGGATTTCTTGCCAGAGATAGGTTAAAAATGAAAGATAAAAAAATTAGATTAAAATTTCCACCAAAAGTATCTTTTTTAGATTATCCAGATCCAGAAAAACATTGTGTTTCTATTTATACAGTTGGTTGTAATCATTATTGTGCTGATTGTTGTAATCCTCAGTTACAGAAAGATGATAAAGAAGGAGAAGTTATAGACTATTCTTTATTTGAAAAAGAACTAAAAGATTTTTGTAAAAGGAACAAGGCAAATTCTATTGTTCTACTCGGAGGAGACTGTCTCTATGAAAAAAATATTGAGTTTACTAAATTATTTTTAAAAAGGAATAGTAAAAAATATAATATATGTTTGTATACAGGATATGAAATTGACTATGTTATACAAAATAAAATAGAAGGGTTTAAATATATTAAATGTGGAAAGTATAATATAGTGCAAAAACAAATATCATCAAAAACAGATACAGAATTTATATTGGCTTCAAAAAATCAGAAATTATATAATAGTAATTATCAATTATTATCAAAAGATGGAGTATATAAGTTTTGAAATATAGAATATTTTTTGAGTTCTTTGGAAAAAAATATCAAAAAGATTTTACAGGATTTTCTCAATTTGATGCTGAAGAACAATTAAGAGAACTAATTGATATTCATGAAGTGAGATTAATTGAAGGGAATGAAGAGTCAGATGTAAAAGATATTGATGCAAATGAAAGTTTAGAATTTTTAAAAAACATGTTTGGAATGAAATAATTATATAAAGGTATACTATTTTGTGGATTAAACAGGCGTATGACGATAGTTTTGAGCATTTCATGCTTGATATGAAGGATAAGTATCCTAAACAACTATTTGAATTAGAGGGAATAAATAGTGAATCTTTAGATATGACGACTTTTGCAAAGAACTATTTTCTTAAAAAAAATGTAGCAGATATATCTATAGATTCAAACGCTAATGTGCAAATAAAAAATGTAGCAACCTTTAAGACCGAAGTACATAAAGGACTTGATAAATTAAATTCATTATATTTACTTTGGAAAACAGCAAAAAAACAGTGGGGAATAAAAGAAGCAAATAAACTATGTGAAAAGGAATTAAATAAAGATCTTAATATTCAGGATTTTTCTAATTTTTTTCTTCCATACTGCTGGGCGTTTGACACTGTTGATTTGGTGTATCAAGGGCTTCCTTTTATTACAAATAAACCCTCTTTGCCAGCTAAACATGCAGATGCTTTTTTAAGACATGTGGAGCAACTTATAATGTTTGCTTCAAGACATATGATGGGAGCAACTGCAATACCAAATGTAATAGTTATTTATAGTGCTTTATTAAAATGTGATTTAGATGATTCTAAATATTATATTTCTATGTATAAAGATAATCCTAAGTTTCTTGATCAGTATATAAGACAAGAATTTAAAAAATTTATTTATACTATAAATCAACCTATAAGAGATATACAATCACCATTTACAAATATAACTATATTTGATTCTTTTTTTCTTAAAGAACTTTGTAGTCAATATTTAATTAATGGAAAAAAAATTGATTCTGATTTTGCAATGCAAATACAAAAGAAATTTATGGAATGTCTTAGTGAGCTTAATAAAAGAGACATATTTACATTTCCAATAATAACAGCTCAGTTTAAAAAGAATAAAGAACAAGAGATTGAAGATAATGAATTTTTAGAATTTATTTCAAAGATGAATTTAGATTTTGGTAATATTAATATTTTTAGTGCTGAAAATTTAACAGCATTAAGTTCTTGTTGTAGGTTATTGAGTAATGTTGAAGATCTTATAAAAGCGTCACAAGAAGAAAATACAAATTTAATAGGCGGTTCAAGTATTAAAGTAGGTTCATTTGGGGTTACTACTATAAATCTTGCACGAATTGGACTTTTAGCAGATAAAGATGAAGAAAAGTTTTTTAACTTTCTACGAGATCAAGCAAAAGATGCTTTTAAAATAAATCATTGTAGAAGACTGTTAATACAAGATAAAATTATACAAGAACAAATGCCACTATATACTCATAATTTTATGAAGTTAGACAATCAATATTCAACTTTAGGAATATGTGGTTTATATGAAGCAGCATATTTTATGGGGTATGATTTAACAAAAAAACAAAAAGAGTCAGAAGACTTTATTATTAAAGTATTAAAAGAATTATCTTCTATAGCTGAAGAAAAAATTAAAGTATATGGATATAAATGTAATCTTGAGCAAATTCCAGCAGAACAAACAGCAAGTAAATTAGCAGAGGTCGATAAATTACTTTATAAACAAGAAAAATTTAATTTATATGGAAATCAATTTATTCCATTAGTATATGACATTGATGCTATGGAAAGAATACGAATTCAGTCTTTATTTGAAGATTATTTCAGTGGTGGAACTATTCTTCATATTAATTTGGGAGAAAAAATTCCAACAGTGTCAATGATGAAAAAAGCTATTAAATATGTAGTTAAACAAGGAGTTCAATATTTTGCTATTAACTATTTCTTTTCAAAATGTATTGATGCTCATATTACTTTAGACACTGGAAAAAAATGTAGCATTTGTGGAAAAGATGTGGTAGAAAAATATACAAGAATAGTAGGATTTTTAGTTCCTGTATCTGCATGGAGCGAAGTTAGGCGTAAAGAATATATTGAAAGAAAAAGATATGAAAATATAAGTGAATTAAAAATTGAATAGATGAATAATACTTTATTAGAAGACAGACGATTTTATGTTTATGTGTATGTAGACTTATCTTTAGAGATTTTATTAAAAGAACTTCCTTATGAGACTTATTATAGTTTTTTTATAGATAATTATCCTATTCTTATTTTTGGTAAACCTTTTTATATAGGTAAAGGAAGTGGAAAAAGAATTGAATCTCATATTAAAAATTTAAATAAAGAAAAAAATATTTATAAACTTAATTATTTTAATGATTTAAGTAATGATGATAGTTTATTTCATTTTTATAGATTAAAAGACCATATGACACAAAAGGAAGCGTATGATCTTGAACATAAATTAATTTTACATTTTGGTACTATATATGATGGTACAGGCATATTAACAAATAAAACAAAAAGGCATGGAAAAATAATTAATTGTAATAGAAAATCTTGGAATACTGGGTTAACAAAAGAAACAGATGAAAGGGTGGCAAAAGCTGGTAAAAATATTTCTAAAAAAAATAAAGGAAAAAAAGCCTGGAATGAGGGTTTAACAAAAGAAACAGATGAAAGATTAAAAAATATAGGTAAAAATATTTCAAAATCAAGAGAGAGAAAACCACCATGGAATAAAGGATTAACAAAAGAAACAGATGAACGAGTAAAGAAAAATGCAGAAAATATATCTATTGCATTAGTAGGGCATATTGTGTCAGAAGAGTCTAAAGATAAAATGAGAAAAGTAAAAAGTAAAAAAGAGAATAATTATGAGAATTACACTAGAACAACAAGAAAAAATAAATGAAACACTTACAAATATAGTTGTAATTATTGTTATATTTATAGTTTGTGGTATTCTTTGGTGTATAAGTTAATATGTCTTGTATGGGAATAAAAGCATATATAAAATTTCCTACTATTTTAAATTTAATTTTAAATTGGAGAAAAAGAGTAAAATCATCTTATTGTATCTATTGTGGTGCATGTGATTTTTTGTACCAAGCAAAAGATGATAAATGTCCTCATTGTGGAAATAAAATAAATTATAAGAAAAGTAGTTTAACTTTTTAGTATTTATGTATATATTATAATTATGGAAGGAGAAAATTAGTATGAATTTAAAAAAGTACACTTTACAAGAATTATTGAATGAAGTTAAAAAAAGAAAAACAGCAGAAAAAAGTCCAAAATTAATTCCTAATGAAAAAAGAGATTATTCTAAATTAGAAAATTGTTGTGAAAATTATTTAGATGAAGTAGGAAACTCATGGGTTGATGAACTTGAACATTATATTTTTGAAGAAGCAGTAATAGCCTTATATGGAAATGATATTTTTGATTATATAAATAGTAAATTGGAGTAGTATAAACTAATGTATGTAACAGATGCTAAAAGAGTTCAACAAAATAACTCATATAAAATGATTCAACTATGTACTAGATGCAAAAAGAAAATAGAATTAGAAACTATACAAAGTGAATTTAGAACAAATCCAGTTTATAAAATTGTTGACACATGTGAACGATGTATATTCTTAGATAAGGAAATAATTAATGAGTAGAAAATTTGAAGTTGTATCAAAACAATATATTAAGAATAATTTTTCAGAACATCTATTACCACAGAGAATGACAAAGAATTCTGCTGGTTATGATTTTTTTATAAATAATAGTGGAGTTACAATATTTCCAGGAGCTACTATAAATATTTGGACTGATGTCAAAGCTCAGATGGAAGATGATGAAGTTTTGATGATTTTTATAAGAAGCTCATTAGCATTAAAAAAAAGATTAAGACTTGTCAATCCTGTAGGAATAATTGATGCAGACTATTATTCTAATAATGAAAATGATGGAAACATTTGTTTTTGTGTAACTAATGACTCTCAAAGTATTGTTGAGTTAAAAATGTATGATAGAATTGGTCAAGGAATTTTTGTTAAGTATTTAAAGACAGATGATGACAATGATTATCCTCATCAAGAAAGAGACGGCGGAATAGGAAGTACAGAAAATAAGGAGTAGGTGTATGAAAAAAAATAATGTAGTATCAGAAAAAACATTTAATTTTATATTTGTAATGATTTTATTTTTATTATTACTTGGAATGATATGTGACTCGTCATTTACTACAGAGGCGTATGCAATTGAAAGAGAAAACATATATGGTCTAAGATATGATTATTTACTTCATTATGAAACTGGAATGATAATGGGAATAACTATAACTAAATGGAATGACTTTGTATTTAAAATTAAAGAAGATTATGGCTTATATAGTATTGGAATTCCTTGTATTTTTGCAGGACTTAAAGAGTTAAGAGATTATAAAGCAAATGGGGATAGGTTTCCAGATGATGCTTGGAAAGATTTTAGTATCTCTATTTTAGGAGCATTAACTGGAAAACTTTTATGTTATACATTTTAAGGAGTAGGGTATGAAAAAAGAAGAAACATTTATTACTTTTAATTTTGATGACCTTCATATCTTATCAATGAATCTTAAAGATGAAGTTGTTTTAAAATGTTATTTAGATTCTTATGGGTATGAAAGTGATGATGTTTGCGTTGTATATATTAAAAAAGAATTATTTTACCATAAATTGCCAGAAAGATACACCCTCTTTAGAGGTAGGATAGAAGCTCACCATATTAAGCCCTTTGCTTTATTTCCAGAATTTAGATTCAATATTGATAATGGTATTACTCTTTGCAAAAAGTGTCACGCAAAAAAACCAAAAGGGAAGGAAATATATTGTATCAAATAAATGAAATATTAAATACTGTCCATTGTATGGACTGTTTAGATTTTATGAAGTCCATGCCGGACAAGTGCATTGATTTAGTTTTAACCGATCCGCCGTATGGGATAGGAGATAAATTCAAAAGTGGTCTAAATTCCAAAATGAATTTTAAAGAAATAGTAAATATTGGATGGGATGTAAAACCGGATAAAATATATTTTGATGAAATATTTAGAATAAGTAAAAATCAAATTATATGGGGCGGTAATTATTTTGAGTTGCCGCCCTCAAGATGTTTTTTAGTATGGGATAAAAAAATACCGGAAGATTTTTCTCTTGCCATGTGTGAACAAGCATGGTGCAGTTTTGATAAAAATGCAAAAATTATTAAATTAAAAAACCAAAAAAAAGAACACCCAACACAAAAGCCAGTTGCCTTGTTTCAGTGGATATTGCAAAATTATTCACAGCCCGGCATGACAATATTTGACCCGTTCGCCGGAAGTGGCACAACTGCAATCGCCTGCCTTGAAACAGGACGCAACTATATTCTGGTAGAGAAAGAGCCTGAATATGTAAAGATAATTAATGACAGAATTGATGCTTGGAAGAAATGTCAGACTAAACCATTTTTTGAAAAGAAAAAAGTAGAAATATCTAATACTAAAAAATTCTTATAAAGGATAATTTGTTTGTTCAAAAAAATAATAAATACAAAATGTAATAATTGTTCTATAGGTAAGAAAGAACTTAAAGGAGATGTTAAATTATTAGATAAGAATATAGGTTGTATAAGAAGAGGTAAGATTGAAAATGAAGTTCTTATAGTATTGTCTCGATATGAAACAGATAAATATATAGATAAATTTGAGTTGTATTTGAAAAAGTATAAGATAGATAGTTATGTAATTATAGGGGGTTTAGATTGTAGTATAAGCAGTATTAAAGACTATACACAGCATGAGATTTATAAATACTGTAATGCTGTAGACTTGAACAGGTTTCCAAATTTAAAATGTATACTAACTATAGGCTCAGGGTTATTTGCAATTACAAAAAGTTCAGATTTAACACATTGGGCAGAGTTTAAAGAATTTATTTTCAATCAGACTTATTTTTATACAGGGTTTGATAGTGATAGAAATTTAAGGGTATATGCATTACCTTATTTGGATGAGATTTTAAAGTTTAATAGTTTTGAAAGAAATTTTACAGAAAAGCAATTAGAATTTGTGAAAGGACATTTGACAACTTGTATAAAATAAATAAAGTTGAAAATACAACTCAATTTCTTGAAGATAATATGTCTCAAGAATTTGTAGCTGTAGATACTGAAACTACATCCTTATATCATAAAAAAGATGAGTTTAAAATATTTTGTATAACTATGTCTTTTAATGGTGTTGATGGATATTATCTGCCTTTTGAAAATATAAATAAAAGATTACTAAATAGGTTTTTTAAAAATAAATACACAATAACAGCAGGTGGAAAATTTGATGTTAAAGGATTTTTAGTATCTGGAATTTCAACTTTTAAAGTATCTGAAGATATTATTATTTTATATCATATGTTGAATACTTGCAGACAGCATAATAGTTTAAAAAGTCTTGCTTGGTTAATTGGTTTTGGTGGGTATGATCAAGCATTAGAAGATTATAAAACTAAATATAAAGTAAAAAATTATTCAGAAATACCAGAAAGTCTAATTGTTAATTATTCAGTATTAGATGCAATTGTGACTTTTAAATTATGGGAAGATGCAAAAGAAAATTTAATACCAAAACAGAAAGAGATTTATAAAGCTTATAAAGATATTATAATTCCTTTAATACCTTTGTATTCAGAAATGGAGTTAGAGGGACTTGATGTTGATATTGATTATTTAAATAAATTAGATACTGACTTTAAAGTTAAAAAAGAAGAGTTAGAAAATCAGATTAAAAAAATTATAGGTAGAGATATTGATGTAAGTTCAAATGAGCAAGTTGCTATTGAGTTAGAAAGATTAGGATTACCAAATGCAAATAATAAAGTAACAAAGAAAGGAGTATATCAAACAGGAGATGAGTTTTTACAAATTTGGAAATCTCAAGGATTTGAAATTGCAGATTTAATATTACAGCATAGAAAAATAACAAAAATTATGAGTGGCTTTTTGCGTGGTATAGAAAAGAAAAAAGAAAAAAGTAATAGTAAAGAATCTTCCCTATTTGCAAAATCTCAAGAAGTTAAAAAAGAAAAAGGGTTAATTAAGTCTATAATAAATAATAAAGTATATTCAAATTATGGTATTGCAATAACAGCACCTTTAAGACAGAGTTGTTCTGATATAAATATACAGCAATTTCCAAAAGATAAAGAATTGAGGAAAGTATTTAAATGCTCAGATGACTATACTTTTACAGAATTTGATATTTCGGGATTTCATTTACGTCTTATGGCATATTTTAGTAAAGATAAAAATATGAGAGAAGTATTTATAAATGGAAATAAAGATTTACATAGTTATACCGCCAGAAATATATTTGCAAGGAATTTAACTCTACAAGAATTTTTAAAAGTTAAAAATGAAGAGCCTTATAAGACTTATAGATTTAAAGCTAAAGGTATAAATTTCTTGTTGTTATATTTAGGTAAACCTTATTCACTTAAAAAGACTATAGATGTAGAGTGGGCGCTTGAAGATGTCAATAAATATATAGATGAGAATAAGTGTAAAATTTTAGAGTTTAATGGTATTGAAGATAAATCTTATACAGTAGCTAAAGATATTTACAATAAATTTATGAATTTATTTCCTGGTATTTCTGTATATGTTCAAGAGCAAATTTCAAAAGCTAGAAAGTTAGGTTATTTAGATTCTGATTTATTTGGATGTAGAAGACATTTACCAGAATTATTTTTTACATATACTGATGTAGATAATTATCAAAAAAGAGAGTTTGAACACTTATATAGCATTTGTTCTAATACAGAAATTTTATCAACAGAAGCTTTAATTATGGACATTGCAATGTTGAAAATTTATAATGAATTTAAAGAACGTAATTTAAAATCAAAGTTAGTATTGATGGTACATGATTCTGTAGCTGTAAAGACATATAAGCCAGAGACAGAAACTGTAAGAGATATTTGTATGAAACATTTACAAGAGTTTGTTTTAGATGATATTAAAATAGAAGCAGAGGGTCAGGTTGGTGATATTTGGGGGTTTGGAGATGAGATATGTTTGAAATAAAAGATATAAAAAATAAAATTTTACAAGGAAATAGTTTAGAAGTATTAAAACAAATTCCTGATAATAGTATTGATTGTTGTGTAACTTCTCCACCTTATTATGGTTTAAGAGATTATGGAACTGCAAAATGGGAAGGAGGGGACGAAAATTGTAATCATTTACAAGTTAATGATATAGGAGAAAATGTTAAACAAGTTTCAAATAAAGGTACAAATCAAATAGGGTATAAAACAATTTGTAATATGTGTGGGGCTATTAGAGTAGATTATCAAATAGGATTAGAAGAAACACCAGAAGAATACGTCTTAAAAATGGTTGAGATATTCAGAGAAGTTAAAAGAGTTCTGAAGGATGATGGGATTTTATGGCTTAATTTAGGGGACACTTATTCAGCTCACAAAGATTGCAAATCAGTATCCGATAGTTTAAGGGTTGGCGGGAAAAGTGAGACTGCAAATATTATTGAAAAAGGCAAAAGCAATTCCAGAAATAGTAAAATGCTTAAAAGCATTGGATTGAAAAATAAAGATTTAATTGGCATCCCGTGGATGGTCGCTTTTACCCTTCGTACTGATGGCTGGTATCTCCGGCAAGATATAATCTGGCACAAGCCGAATCCGATGCCGGAAAGAGTGACTGACAGATGCACAAAAAGCCATGAGTATATTTTTTTAATGAGCAAGTCTCAGAAATATTATTATGATAACGAGGCGATAAAAGAACCAATTTCAAATTCATCTATTGCAAGGCTTATGCAAGATATTGAGAATCAAAAAGGAAGTGACCGTGTGCCAGGGAAAACAAATGGCAATATGAAAGCCTGCCGACCTAATGGAGTAACAAGAAATAGATTATTAAATTATAATTCTAAAGAAAACTTTTTTAGACCAAAAGAAAAAATAGAGGGGTTTAAAAAAGAAAGCGATATACCCTTGCCTGACGGTAAAAGAAATAAACGCTCCGTCTGGACAGTAAACACTCATTCATATTCCGAAGCCCACTTTGCCACGTTTCCGGAAGAGCTTATAATTCCCTGCATTAAAGCAGGTTGCCCTAAGTTTATATGTAAGAAATGTGGTAAAGCAAGAGAGCCTATTAGAGTAGCAGAAAAGATACCAGAATTCTGTAAAACATATTTAGATGGGGAAAAGAATGATAAAAAGCAATGTGGCAGTTTAATAGGGTGGGTAACTAATTCTAAATATGAAGAATGGAGAAAAAATAATCCAGTAATTTATGAATTATCAGATTGTGGGTGTAATGCAGGGTGGGAATCTGGCATTGTGATTGATCCCTTTATGGGTGCAGGAACTACAGGGTTAGTATCTCTTAAAGAAGATTGCAATTATGTAGGAATAGAATTAAATCCAGAATATATAAAAATAGCTGAAGAAAGAATCTATGAATATAGAGCGGGTAAACTTAAAAAATTCTTTTAAATAATTGTTGACAAAAATTCACATATTCTATATACTTTCCTTATTAAATTAAATAAGGAGAAAAAAGCTAATAAAAAATGAATACTAAAGAACTTATTAAAGAAGTAAAAAGTAAGGATGAAGATTTTGAATTCTATCCAACTACTGAAGAGATTATAAGAGTTATTAGTAAGGATATAAACTTTGAGTTTTCACAAAATAAAAGTATTTCAATATTAGATATAGGAGCAGGTAATGGTAATTTTTTCCAAATATTAGAATCTTTACAACCTATACCAAAAAATGAGTGGGATAAAGTATCTTTTACAAAATATGCTATTGAAAAATCAAGCATATTGATAAATAATATGTCTGCGGATATTTTTGTTGTAGGGACTGATTTTCATCAACAAACTTTAATTGATAAAAAAGTAAATATTATATTTTGTAATCCCCCATATTCTGAATATTTAAATTGGGCAGAGAAAATAATATCAGAAGTAAATTGTCAGTATGTTTATTTAGTTATACCAGAAAGATGGAAAAAGCAAAAATCTTTATTAAGTATTATAAAGAAAAGAGATATAAATTATAAAGTATTAGGGTCTTTTGACTTTTTAGATGCTGATAGGACTGCCAGAGCTAAAGTTGATATTGTTAAGATTAAATTTAAAACTATATCTTATAACAATAATGATATATTATCAGATCCTTTTGATATTTGGTTTGATAATTTTTTTAAAATTAAAGCTGAAGAAAGTGAAAAATCCAGTTTTGAAAAAGATCAAGAGTGTAAAAAAAGTTTAAAAGATAATCTTATTAAAGGGCAGAATCTTATAGAAAGGTTAGAAGAGCTTTATCAAAAAGATTTTGAAAATTTATTAAATAATTATAGAGCTATTGAAAAACTTGATTTTGAAATATTTAGAGAATTAGGGGTTGATATTCAAGGATTAAAAAAAGGATTAAAATTAAAAATAGAAGGACTTAAAAATTTATATTGGAAAGAGTTATTTGATAATCTTGAAAGTATAACATCAAGGTTGACTAAAGATAGCAGGAAAAAACTTTTAGATAAATTAATGTCACAAACATCTGTTGACTATACAGCGCAAAATGCTTATGCTATAGTTATATGGGCTATTAAAAATTCAAACTTATATATAGATGAACAGCTTAAATCTGTTTATCTTTGGATGTCGGATAAAGAAAATGTCAGGAATTATAAATCAAATACAAAATTTATAGAAGATGGTTGGAGGTTTAATAAATCAGAACAAAGTCATTATACTTTAGATTATAGATTAGTTTTTAAATGTTATGGAAATTTTAACCCAAGTAGTTATGGCAGTTATGATTATACTACTGGTTTGAAAAATACAACACACGAAAAGATAAATGATATTATAACAATAGCTAAAAATTTAGGGTTTAATGTTTATGAAGATAGTTATTCTTTTCAATGGTCTTCAGGGATATCTGTAGACTTCACTTGCCCTCAAGGGCTGTTTATGAATATCAGAGCTTATAAAAACGGTAATATTCATTGTAAAATAAATCAAGAGTTTATGAAAAAATTAAATATAGAAGCAGGAAGACTTAATGGCTGGATAAAATCACAGAAAGAAGCTTCTGATGAAATGGGCATACCTATTCAAGAAGTTAATACTTATTATAAAACCAATTTGCAAATATTAGAAAGAAATATCAAGTTGATTGCATAATTTTTTATAAAGGTAAATTAAATGGAAAATATTTCAGAGCTAACCCCAAAACAATATGAGAAATGGTATTGGAAAGATTATAATAAAATATGTTTAACTTGTATAAATAAATGTAAGCAATCTCATATAGCAACTTTAGTAAAATGTCCACAGTTTGTTAAAGAAGTAAAAGAAGTACAAGAGGCTATAGAATGATATTTCAAGGTAAACCAATAACTTGTCAATGTTGTGGTTTTAAATTTCAATTATCTTCTGAAAAAGAAAGGGAACTCTGGATAACTTCGGAATATAGATGTGGTTTGTGTAAGGAATATTATTGTAATAAACCAAAGACAGAAAGAGAGTTGTTTAATCTTCAGAAAAAATATATAGATTTAAGAAGTGAAAAGGTATTTAAAGAACTTATATCTATACTTTTAAAATATAGTGAGAGTTTAATACTAAAATCATATAATAGTTATGTACATAATGATGATGAATTAAGACATTGCGCCCATAACTCTGTAGCTTTTTTAGTTGAAGAATATTTAAAAAAGCCAAAGTATAAAGTTTGGGGATCTTTTGCAGGAGCTTTGATCGGAAAAATTCGTCAGAGTCTTTTCAATAAAGATGTTATAGATTGTGGTCATGAGTCTATAAATAAAGAATTTGCAGATGGTAAGGAAGCTGAAGAATATCTTGCAGATACTAAAAATTCAATTATAGATAATATAGAAGACAAACAAACTAAAAAAGAATTATGTACTTATGTCTTTAATATTATAAATGAAGTTAAAAGTCAATGTTCCCCCGTAGAAGACTATATGAGGATATTGGCTATAAGGCATTATTTTATTTCAGGAGAAAGTAAAACAGATAGATTATTTCAAGAAGAGTTTAAAAATAAAAACAATGAAGTTATAATTCATAAAACTTATGGGCGTATTGGAAAGTATAAGTATTTGAAGACTTTAGACATAATTAGAAAGGAGTTAATGAAAATAACGTGAAAAGTGATGTACAAAAGTACTATAGTCAACTATAATGACGTAAAATTTAAATAAGGAGAAAATTATGCAAACATTTATTACAGATTTTGATATGGAACAAAATGCTAAAAATTTAGACAACAAACGTTTGGGAAAACAACATGTAGAATGTTGTCAGATAGCAATGTGTTTATTAGAAAAAGAGTCAAAATGGAAAAATCATCCTGCAGTTAAAATGTGGAAAGGATATGAACCATTTTTAATAGAAACGTATTTAAAAGCTATTTTAATAGAATGGGAAATACGGGGGTTTAAAGGAGAAAAGTGTTGGAATCATTATGACAGATTACATAAGGCGGTACAACAACTACGAATTCATAAGTATGCGTATTGGCAAATTCCTTCTTGGCTAACAAAGGATTTTATAGAAGCTCATAGATCAAATCTTATTAGAAAAAATAAAGATTATTATAAATCAAAGTTTCCTAATACTAAAGAAGGATTAGACTATATTTGGCCTATTTAATAATATATGTACATTTTTAAAGTTTTGTATACCAAAAAAAAGTGCATTTCTCAAGAAAAAGAGTGTACAAGTTTCTATATTTGTTGTACTATATAGCTATAAGGAAACAAAATTTAAACAAGGAGAAAATATATGAAAAAACTGGGAGTAAGAAACTACCAACGTATTAAACAAAGAGTGTCTCATTTAGGTACATATAATCCTAATGAAATATTAGTAATGTTTGAAGAAGATTTATATGTAAAAGATGTAGAAGAAATTTATAATTTTCTTAACTGGGTAGACAATAATGAAAAATATTTTGGAAGTGGTAACTACGAACAAGCTTTTAAAGAATTTAAAAAAATCAACTATAATAAAAATAAGGAGAAATAATATGAACATACCAACAAAACCAAAAATTTATCCAGATGTAGTAAATACATATAAGTTTTATATGATGCTTGGAATTAAAGCAACGTTTCTTCATAAAAGTGAAAAAGAAAGTACAGAGTCTTTAAGGGCTTTTACAAAACATTTAAAAGAAAATCATCAGTTTTCAGACTTTGTAATTCAGTATCAAATGCAAGTAGCATACGAGTCTTTACCCTCTGATTTTTTATCTATAATGCAAATATCAACACCCGGAGATAGAGACACTCTTAAGTTTATTGGAGAATGGAAATAAAGGAGAAAATAACATGAAAGCAACAAAAGAAGAAAAATTAAAGAAAAAAGAAAAAGCAAAAAATGCAATGAAGGAGTTTGAATGTATGTTAACTCCTGAACAAAAGAAACTACCAAGAAGTCAACAAAATAAGATTATAATGGATCTTATTTCTAAAAAAAGAAAAGATAGAAATGAAGCTATTCAGGATTTACATAAAACAGATTCTGAAGAAACAAAGTATGAGTCAGAGGTTAAACATTCAGTTAAAAAAGAGACTCTTCCAGATGGTTCAACAAGAATTCTTGAAACAGATTTTAATTAAAAAAATTAAATAAAGAGAAACATTATGCAAACATTAACATCACAAGATTTATTAGCAAAAGCACCAGCAATTTTTTCACAAACAGCGTCATCAGAAGTATCAAGTAAGTATGTGTATATTCCAACACATACTTTAGTATCTGACTTTGAAAAGACGGGATGGAGTCCAGTAGCAGTACAGCAAAGAAAAGCTTGGAAACGTAGAGAAGGAGAAAATAAGTTTTCAATGCATAAGGTTGTATTAGCACCAACTTCACAAATGGATATTGTAGGTCAAGGAATAACACCTAATCTTTTGCTTTTTAATTCTCATAATCGTTCATTTCCTCTTAAAATAAAGCTGGGATTGTTTAGAGTAATTTGTAAGAATGGACTTGTAACATGTGATTCAGATATGGGAGAATTATCAATAAGACATAAAGGACATACTTTTGAAGAAATACAGTCCTTAGTATTTGATGCAGTAGAAAAGTTTAAGACAGTTGCAAGTAAAATCGATGATTATAAGAACATAAACCTTACAACTCAGAATAAGAATGATTTTGCAATGAAGGTAATGCAGATAGTATGGGGCAATAATCAGAAACTTGAAATAGCTCAGTTGCTTAATCCAAAAAGAGATGAAGATAAAGCTGATGATCTTTGGACGGTATTTAATACGTTACAGGAGAATGTTACAAAAGGCGGTATGATATATCAGACAGGAAAAGATAAGATAAGACATACAAAGAAAGTAAAGGGAATCATGGCAGATTATAAGATAAATTCAAATCTTTGGTTTTTAATGGAGGCATTCAGGACAACAAGAAGATTCTAAAAAATTGCAAAAATCCTTCAATTCTATAAAGTTTACTAATAAAAATAAAATAGAGTTGGGGGATTTTTTATTTATGCCAGATAGTTTAAAAGATAAAATAGATAGATATTTTGAAGCAGATAAGAAAGTATCAAAAGAGTCACTTGAAATAATAACGTGGTTTATATATCAACTTGAAGAAAATAGACAACATGATTTATGGTTACTTGCAAAGATATTGCCAGAGTCATATATTACAAAACTTGTTAGTTACTTTTCAGGTGATATTATTAAGTTTCCAACAAAAGATCAGTATGTAGATTTAAGATTAGTTTCAATTTGCTTCTTTCTAAAAGAAATTCAAGGATGGACTTGGGATAAGATTAGAACATTTTTATCAATTCCTGAAAATGATAAAGTATTTAATTCATTATCATTAGGACATAGAATAAATCATATAAAAGAATATTTAGTAGATGATATAAAGAAAGCACTGACTAAATGTGAAAGAAAAGATGATTATTTTATTCTAAAGGATTATATAAATAAAGTTAAAAAAGAAAAGAAAGAGGTAATTAAAGATGGCAGAAAACGAAGAAAATAATATAGACATGACTTTGATTGATAAAGTTTTAGCAACATCAGAGTCACAAAAAAGTAGAGATGCTGAAGAGATTGATAATACAAGAGATTTAAATCTCGTTAAGCTTTTAAATAATCAGATAGAAAGAGCTTCATCAAAATATACTTTAAAAGATTCTGTTATAGATAAGATAAAATTGAGAATTGATGATGATACTGAAGGGAATGAAATATCAACAAATGCTCTTATTCATTTACTCGAAATTTTAGACAAAGGCGACAACGATCTGATGATAAGTATTATTTCAGCAAGTAAAGATCATGCTTTCTTACAAGCTTTGCAGAAGAATAAAAATAATGAGGGAGTTAATTTCTCAAAAGAGGATATCGAACTCGTAAAAAAATTATCTCGCGCTATTGGCTATTTAGAAACAGTTACAAAATCAGAAGGGGAATAATAAATTTGATTATAAGTGAGCAGATAGGTTTGATGGCCGAAAGCAGGGGTGTAGAAAATAACCTACCTAAGAACCTCGTCGTTACTCCTGTTTCTGCTCATTTATATAAAAATAATGTAAGATTACCTCAACCAGATTTACTAATAAATATACAGAAAAGCATCAACTTTTCTGAATTTATTAAAAATGACGAGGTAATCAACATGTTAGATGAAAAAAGTAATGTTTGTTATGGTTGTATATATTTAATTGAGAATATACAAAATCATAAAAAGTATATAGGGTATACTACTTATGAACATAAAGAGTATATTCAAAATCATTTTAAAAAGGCATTAAGTTTAAATGATATTTCAGAAAATAATAAAAATGGAAAATATTTTTATAATGCTATTAGGAAATATGGTGTCCATAATTTTATATGGAGAATTTTAGGATATTGTTATTCTTTTGAAGAATTATGTGAATCAGAAAAAGAAGCAATTTATTTTTATAGAAGCTTTGGTGCTGATGGAGAACATGAAGACAATATTTATGGATATAATAGAACTAAAGGTGGAGAAGGTACTTGCGGGCCAAAAACAGAAGAAGCAAAGAAAAATATAAGTAAAGGAAAGATTGGAAATATACCCTGGAATAAGGGATTAACAAAAAATACAGACATTCGTCTTAAACAAGCAGGAGAAAAAATAGCATTACTTAATAAAACAAAAATTAAGAAAAGTAAAAAAGTTGAAAAAGTTTGTCCCACCTGTGGAAATAATTTTATGACTTATGGTAATATTTATTGTTCACAAGAATGTTATCATTTTAATCAAATTGCATGGAATAAAGGATTAACTAAAGAAACAAATGAAAGTGTTAAATTGGGAGCAGAGAAATTAAGTACTTTAAAAAAGGGTGGGGAATGGACAAAAAATAGAAGAAAAGCTTATGAAAAAAGATTTTTAAATAAGGATAATATAAATGAATAATAAATTTCAATATATAATAATCGATTTAAATAACAATTTTTGGCGGAGCTTCTCGGTTTCACTTAAGAAGTTTTTTGTTAGAAAAGATTATGACATTTTTCCCGGAGCCATTCGTGAAAGTTTGACACGAATAGAACATATAAAAAATATATTTGCATATGACAGTTCTATTCTATACCTTGTTCTTGATAATCCCAATTCTGTATTAGATATACGACGTTTTATAGATTGTAATTATAAGTCACATAGATTTAAACGCAACGCACCAAAGGGCCTTTATCAGACTCTAAATATTTTTATAGAAGTGTTAAAGAACTATTCTAACAATTTTAAGATTGTACAATGTGAATCACTTGAAGCTGATGATCTTACTTTGCCTATTATCTCTTCTTTGAATTTAGATAAAAAGAGTAAGTGTCTTTGCATTTCAAATGATCTTGATTGGGCTAGAAATTTATCATTATCAGAACATGTGTACTGGTGGAATTATCATAAGCTATATAATCAAGAAGATTTTAAAGAAGAGTATAAGTATCCTGCAATATGTGAAAAGATACAATTATATAAAGCAATACATGGAGATGCAAGCGATAATATAGAAAATGCAGTTCCATATTTACCTTCTGAGTTATTGATAAGAATTGTGAATGAGTTTAATAGTGTAGAAGATTTATACAAAGGTTTATGGAAAACAGATTATCCTCAGCAATGGAAAATTAAGTTAAAAGAAAATGAAAGAGATGTGAGAAAGAACTTACAACTTGTAGACTTTGCTCCTCTTGATTTTGATATTAAAGATAATATATTTGACTGTAAGCAGAACTCAAGTGCTTTGAAATTTTTTTATGATGCTTTAGATTTAGATTATGAACCATTTATGAAGAAAGAAAAAAATGTGTTATTTCAGAAAATTAAGTATAAAAGGATTTAATTTTTTGTAGTTTTTGTTTATATTATAATTAATAAAGGAGAAAAATATGAAGTTCAATCTTAAGGGAAATATAAATTATTCTGCTGTAATTGTTAAAATAGAAAAATTAGTTCCATTAGAGAACTGTGATAATATTCAGCATGCACTCATACTTGGAAACAGTGTTATTGTTTCTAAAGATTGTAAGATAGGAGATATCGGCATTTATTTCCCGGTTGAATGCTCTATAAGTAAAGACTTTTTAAAAGTAAATAATTTATATAGAGACACTACTCTAAATGCTGATACGACTAAGAAAGGATTTTTTGAACTGAATGGTAGAGTAAGATGTGTGAAGTTCAGAGGTAATAAATCAGAAGGGTTTTTTATTCCAATTGATAGCATTTATTTTATGATTAATGAATTTATGCCCTATAGTACAAATATAAAAAAATTAGAACTTGAAATAGGAAAACAATTTGACCATATAGATGATACTAAAATATGTGAAAAGTATATTATAAGAAATAAACAACCAGGAATGAGTGGAAGTAAAAAAGGAAGAAAAGCAAAAATATCTAAAATAATTCCCGGGCAATTTGTTTTTCATAAAGATACTGAGATGATAAAGAGAAATATAGATAGAATATTTCTAGATGACTTACTCCAGATCACTGCAAAGTTTCATGGCTGTTCAGGGATTTCTTCTAAGATATTATGTAAACGTAAGTTATCTATTTTTGAAAAGTTATTGTTGCTTTTAAAAGTTAAGATACAAACTACAGAGTATGATATGATATATAGTTCCCGTAAAGTCATAAAAAATGAAGATATAAATAATAAACAACATTACTATTCGGAGGACATCTGGGGTAGAGCTAATAATGTTTTATCAGAATACATAGATGCAGGCATGTCTTTATATTATGAAATTGTGGGATATTTATCTGATGGTAAGATGATACAAAAAGATTATGATTATGGATGTGAACAAGGAAAATTTGATATTTACATTTATAGAATTACTACAATTTCAGCAGTAGGAATAGTTCATGAATTTTCTGCAAGACAAGTTCAGCAGTGGTGTAAACAAAAAGGATTAAAACCAGTTATTGAATTGTATTATGGACTTGCTAAAGATTTATATAAGGAGATAAATACAGAAGATTTGACTTTATGGAGAGAACAATTTTTAGAAAAATTAGCAAATGATAAAAATTTTCACATGGAAGAAAATTGTGTTTATAATAAGAATATTGTTCCAACCGAGGGAATAGTAATAAGGAAGGAGTCTTTAGGTATTGAAAGTTGGAAGCTAAAATGTAACGCTTTTTATTTAAGAGAGACTAAATTATTAGATGAACAGGTTGAAGACATAGAGGAGAATCAAACAGAAGAAAATGTGTAGTTTAATTTTTTAGACTTTTTGTATATATTATAGTCAAGTAACACACCTCTGAAGAGGGTGTATTTTTACGGCGGGTATATAAATGAAAACTACTTTTGCCGAAGTTAATTTGGTCAAAGAATTAAAATATGTTTCTTTCTTATTGAGAAATTCAGAGTATTGTAATGATATTCCAATTAAGTTTTTTCTTAATGAGAAACCAAGGAATATAATAAAAGCAATTCAGAAACTACATGAGAAAAATATTAAGTGTACTATTGATGAGCTTTTATTATTTACTTCTGTTTTTGATTCTTTAATTGATAAGCAACAATTGTTAGATATATTTAATGGTTATGATGACTTTAGTAACATTGAGTTTTTAAAGAGAGAGATAAAAGAAACACACTTAAAGCATAATATTAACAAAAGTATTCTTGAAGATATTCTTGTAAATGTATCTTCAGCAGGAGAATTAGAGTATGATAAGTTGAAGCAATTAGGAAATGATTTACTTTATAATTTATCAGAGATTGACGATAAGATAAAATTAAAGTCAGCAAAAGAGTTAGGAGAGGATTATAAAAAAGAACTTGAAAAAAGAAAGTTAGGACAGAGAAAAAGAAGTCTTGGATTTAAACCATTAGATGAAAATATTACAAGACCAGGACAAGATGGAGAAATGACTGGACTTGTTGCATTGAAGGGTATGGTTAAAAGTATATTTACAAAGTCTATTGAGAATCATCTTATAAATAGAAGAATACCAGTATTATCTTTAAATCCAGAAATGAGCCAGTTGTCTTCAACAGATAGACTTATAGCAATGAGAGGAAGATTTACATTAGGAGATTTACTAAGACAGGAAAAAGATAAAGAACTTGAAGAACAATTAGGTATAACAATAGCAAGATTGTCAGCAAACCCTTATTATGAATTTTCAGATGAGTCTTTTTTAACTCTTGATGACATTGACTCGTTGATCTATAAAGCAAGATCAAAGTTTAGAGAGAAAGGAATTTTTAAAGATAAAGATGAGTATATATTTGTTACTATAGATTTGTTGGAGATGGTTGAAGAGTTTTCAAATCTTGAGAGTGCTTATGGAGTTAAACGATCTATCAATAAGCTTCATCAAATAACAAAAAAACATGGATGTCATATTTTTTATGTATTACAAGCAAATGAAAATAAGATAAGAAGTACAAAGTTTAGAAAGCCTGAAGATCTTGATTTTTATAAAGTAGGTCTTGAGGATGTGTATGGCGGAGATGGATATGCAGGAAGAGCAAGAGTAATGTTTAGTTTACAAAGACCTAAGCATTTGAGAATGATGTTTTTTCCGGAAAGGAATGAAGAGTGGTCTTTAGAGCAAGATATTATTAATTGTAATTGTATTAAGCAGAATGATGGAAAGCTATTTTTTACTCAATTTGTATTTGATGATTATTTTACTATAAGACCTTTATTAAAGGAAAGTGATAATAATGTTTAATTTTTTACTAATAAATATATGATATTTAGAGGTATATAATGAAAAAACTTAAAAAAGAAGAAATAACAACAAGTTCTAATATAGGAGTAACTCCAGAAAACCCACCTACAGGTAGTTTTAAGATACGACATGGAGATGAGTCAAAAAGAATTAGTGGTGGACTGAAAAAGATAGTTGTGAAGACTCCATATAAATAGATGAAAGTATATAAAAGAATATTTGAAAATATGCATTATTTTATGAATGAAACAGTAATTCATACAGAAAAATATTTGTCTCAATTAGATTCTAAATTATCGAAAGTAAATAAAGAAGTATTTAAATTAAAAACATCTAAAGAAGTTTGTAAATATTTAACAAATTATTTATCTCCTTATAATATTATTTTTACTGTGGTAGATGAAAATAAAACTTCAAAATATGGAATTATAAGAGGAAGAACATTATATAATTTAAACATAATTATTTTTTGTACTAACAATGTAATAGATTATTTTAAATCTATTGATGCTTATAATCTTTTTAAGGAAACAGCTCTTTTAGCATTATCTCATGAATTAGTTCATCGTGGTCAATATTTGCAAGTTAAAAAACATGCTCATATTGGAAATGAAATTAAAATAAACGATAAAAATGATTTAAAATATTATAGACGAAAAGATGAACTAATGGCATTTGCTAATATGATTATTGAAGAATTAAGATTTAATGAGTATAATGATGAAGATATTATACAAGGAATTAAATATGATATTTTTGAAAGTGAAGATTCTGAATTTTTAAATTTTTATAAAGTAAATTTTTTTAATGAAAGACAAATATTAAATCAATTGTACAAATATATGTATGAGTATCTTAAAGGAGAAGTTAAAATAGTTTTAAAATAAAGGGGTTAATATAAAAGATTGCCTACAAATTATTTTCCAACATCAACATCATATCCAGCTTTAATTGAGCCTATACTCGAAAGAATTAGGCTTTACATATGTACAGAAGTTTTATATACTACTGAAGCATACGCTACATCAAAGACAAGTAGATTTATCTTTGCAGATATTTCTAATAATGCTTTTCGTGTAGCTTCAAAGATAACAAAAGCAACAAATTTTAGTCTTCCTATTACTGTTTATTCTATTGGTGAATTAGAAACTGACATGAGTAAACTTGCTCCAAATGCTTTTTTAAAAATAACTTATGATGATACTTATAATGCTGTAATAAACTCAATGCCTTCTGTATTCACAATTCCTATGATGTCTATCTTTAATACAGGACACGATTATATGGAAGCATGGACAAAGTTTCAAATTGGAGATTTAAAGAAGACATTACTTGAAGTTCCAATTGTATTGAATGGAGTTACTACTACTTTTCCAATCTTAGTAGACTTTGATCCACAGCCAGTTAAAGGAATGTATGCATTTGAACTTGAACAACAACTTGGAGTAGGTAGAATTAATTGTATTCAGCATGATCTTAAAATTTATTTTCATAATCTTGTTCTTGATGGAGATGGAATACATCCTGTTGATGATATGCAGGTAGCTTTATTTTCATATGCAAATACTGACTATAGAGATTGTAAAGATGGTGGAAGTGGATTAGTTGCAACAACACCTTCTGTAAGTTACACTATTCCAGTAGATGATGCTATAAGTTATCCTGTACAATCTGGAATAGTAATTGCATTTAATATTGCTATGAACGAGGACATGACTAATGATAATTTATACATTGATCCTTATACTTGGTATGAAGTTGTTTGGAACTCAACGTCGAAAACAGTGACGATTACTCCGAATGAAAATTTGACTTCAGGAACTGTATATACTGTAACGGTATATGAAGAAGCTACTTCAGGTGATGGAATAGAAATGGAAGCAGATCATACAATAAGTTTCACAACAATATAATAAGAATTATGACAACGAAATTTAAAAAAACCCCGTTTGACTCTATATCAGCAAAAGTTGCACCTGTACTTCGTAATTTACATGATCTATATGTAAATAAAATTACAGGGTCAAAAACGTCACTTTTAAGAATAACATCTTCTGGACAAGATTTACTAGGTGATGAAACATACTCATTAAACTCATATTTAATCGCTAATACAATAATTGAGTATCCATTTTCTGATATAGAAATTTTTACTCAAAAAGATCAACAATCTACTTCAAAAGTAGAAGCTTTATCTATATGGGATATGCTCCCGATTAAAATATACATTCCCCATTCTGAGTCTACATATCAAACTGAAGCAAGTAATCTTGACGAAAATGATTTACTTTTGGATATACTTTATGATTCAGCAGGAAATAAAATTCCAATTTATTTACAATCACCAGTAACTCGTGGAACTTTCATGGGGAAACAACTTGCTCAAAAATGTTATTTTGCAAATCTTTTCCGAGGTAATCTCGAAACACCAATACAAAATATTGTAGACAATTATATTACTTATTTAGGAATACCATCGTTCTTAACTACTATTCCAGCAGATGAAGCATCTGGGGTTGCACGAGATTCAAATATTGTTATACAATTTACAGTCCCAATGAATTCGGGAAGTGTTGAAAATTATCTTTCTATAAGCCCTTCATTACCTCATACAAAAAGTTATGATGTATCTGGAATTGTGTTGACAATAAATCCTACAAATAATATGTCAGGACTTACTTTATATACAGTAACAACATCAGCGTCTATACAAAGTAAACTTTATTTAGAAGCAGAAGATGTACAAAGTTTTTATTTTACAACTCGGTCGGGATTAGTATAAATGGAAAGATATATTCCTTTGACTTTATTATCAGAATCAGATATTAAAGAATTTATTAATTTATATAAAGTAAAGTATGAATTAAAGGATTGTTTAATATCAGTACAACCGCATAATTTTAAAGATGAAAAGTATATGTGGGTAATTCATGAAGCAGTAATAAACATTGAAGGGTATGCTAATAATGTTAAGAAACTTTTTAAAGAAATAAAAGGAGAAGTTCTTAATAAATTTAAAAATAAAACATTAGATGAATTGTACTGGTTTTTTAATGAAGTTCTTAAAAATAATAAAATAGAGTTTAAGTCTTCAGGATCATCAGGGAGTTTATATGTAAGAAATGGTGCAATAAATCGAAAAACTTTAATAATACATATTAATTGTAATTCTAATATTATAGATATTGTTACAGACTCTAAAAAGTATGACTCTTTTTTAAATGAAGTAATTATAGTTATTGGTCATGAGTTAATACATCGAGAACAGATGATACATATTAATGATGTAAAATTAAGAGAATACATTTACAATTTAATTCTTGTAAAAGATTTAAATACAGCAAGAAAATATTTATCAAGAAAGTATGAAATTATGTCATATGCTTGGCAAATTATAGAAACATTTAGAATGACTAGTATTACAGATAAAGAAATACAAAGTATATTGCAGGATAGTTCACAAAAGAAATTTGCTTTTAGTCCTATATTGTTATGGTATCATAAAGTATTTACTATTGAAGAGGAGCCATTAAAAAGACTTTGCAAAAACATGTTTGAGTATTTGAATATATGATAAAATTAATATTATTTTGTACAGGTACTTTTATTTTCTATTCAACATTTATTTGGTTAATTGAAAAATTAAGAAAATTTGAGAAGGAGTAAAGATGACTGCTCGTGTTCGATTAAAGAAAACCGATATAAGCTTATTGGAGGCTTACACCATAAGCTTAGATTTCTATAAACGTGTTGATAACAAAATGAAACGTAGTATGCTTGATGTGCTTGCGGCAAAGATTACGGCAAGAAAAAATCTTTCTTACAATGCATCAACCCATAGTTGGGAACAATCTCCAAACGCTCGTGAAGTGAAATTCACTTTTCTTATTTCAACTGATCCAACTTCTTATGTTAAAAAAGACAACGTAGAAGTTCACAAATATCCAGTAATTTTTCTCATAAGAGACTTTGATGCAGGAATACATTCTTCATTTAAATCAAGAGTAGGAGGATTAAAAAGATGGAAGTCACCTAAATTAAAAGTAAGTGATTATAAAACTCCAGCAGAAAAAGAAAGAGTGAGAAAAATAAATCAAAGAATACTTGATCAGAATATTAGAAATGGACTACAAGCTGATTTTATTTTTAGATGTATGTGGGTATGGAAGCAGTATGGATTGCTATTTGGTCCTATGACTTGTTTAAATAGACCACCTAAAGAAACTAATCCAATGTTGTATCCTTATTTTTCAAAACATGAGTATTGGATTATTACTTGGTTGTTATTACCAATATTACAAACGAAGAAAAATATAATAGAACAAAAGCTTTTCAAAAATAGAGAAAGGGAGTCTTAAGAATGAAAGAAAAAATTACTAAAGATGTTATTCTTTGTAATGAAAGATTTTTAAAAGAATTTCCAGATTTGAATATAATTACAAGAGACTATTATAGGTCGAATGGAAAGTATAAAGATACTCAAATTAACAAATATTTCGGCTCATTTAAAAATGCACTTAAAGAAATATTTAATAAAGAAAAACTAGATTCAATTTCTTATAAAAAACGTATTCATGTTCTTGAAGAACAGAATAAAGCATATGAGAAAGAAAATCAGAAATTAATTAAAAGTGAAGTTGTAGAGGATACTCTCATTCAAGAATTTCAAAAAAGACTAAGTTCAGGGATACTTATTGAAAATATAAAAGAAATAAAGATCCCAAAGGGTAAAAAAGAAGTTAAGAAAAAAGAAGCAATACTCACAATATCTGATATTCACTTAGGTGAACTTATAAATGCAATAGAAATAAATGGAATAAATGAATATAACAGTGATATAATGAAAGAAAGACTCGATAGAATATTTTACTATTTTATTTATTATTGTAAAAAATATGAGATTAAAACAGTTAATATATTATTGCTGGGTGATTTACTTTCTGGTGGGCACGTTCCTGAGTTGATGAAATACAATGAATTTTCTGATGTTGAAGCTTTATTTATATTACAAGAATATTTTTGTAATAAACTTGTTGAAATACAAGATAATTTTTCAGAAATTAAAGTAGAAATTTTAGCAGGAAATCATAGTAGAATACCCGAAGGAAAGCCTGAATATAAAAAGGCTGCTATAGTTAACTATGAATATATTTTAGCTAAACAATTAAAAATATTTTTTGATTTAATTCAAAAAGACAATAAAGAAAAAAAGATAAAGATAAATGTTAATGAAAGTTTGTTTAAAGTTATAGATATAGCAGATAGAAAATTTTTAATCACTCATGGACATATCCTTTCAAATGGGTCAAACAGTTTCGCCGGGATTCCATACTATGGTCTGGCAATGTCAGCCTCGAAGATTGAAGGAGCTTTTAAACAATTTGAAAGTTTAAATTTTTCAGATATTTTAATAGGACACTTGCATTGCTTATCAAAAGTTAAAACTCCATTTGGGAATTTGTACATCAATGGGTCGATTATAGGAGTGAACGAATTCGCTTTGTTTAAAATGAAAGTTACATCAACCCCTGAACAGCTCATGTTAATTGTTGAAGATGGGTTTGTAAATTCAGAAATTACATTGAGGGCTTAATGATTTTGAATAATGAGCAGATAGTTGGGATAAAATAGAATATAATGAAATAAATAATTTATATGGGCTATTATGGTTAATGTGTTTAAAAATAGGTAGTGAATAAATGGAAAGATATAAATCAATAGTTAATGAATTTCAATATGATTACTATTCAGAGTTGTTAGAAAAAACATTTGATATTAATAAAGATGTTGATATAATTTATAATTTATTTTTTAAGAAGTTTTTAAGTAATTTAAAAGCCAGTGAATTTAGAGAGTATGATGTACAGCACTTTTATAAAGATAATTATAGATCAAACTTTTGGGATACAGGGAGTGCATCAAGAGATGATGTTTTATTTGGTCAAATTTCTACAAATAAATTAGTAGAGCAAGATAGTAAAGAAGCAAATAGAGTAAATCCTTTAATTATCTATTGTGGGGTATTTAAAGAAGGTAGTTTTTATAAAGGTAAAGTTTCAACAAATAATAATCCTTGTATTTTTATTTCTATAAATACAAGAGCATTAAATTTATTTTTTGACAAACTTTTAATTAAAAAAAGTGATTTACAAGTATTTAAAAGTGAATTTACTCCACAAAAAATTAAATCATTTATAGCTCATGAACTAAGTCATTGGATAGACGACTCTTTGCATAAAGGATTTTTAACATCTTTATTAGATTTAAAAGATTGGTTAAAGAATGATGAAATTTTATTATTAAAGCAAAAGAATGTCAATACTACTTATTTTGAAATAAACGCTCAAATACATGCTATAAAAAACTTAAAAAGATCAAACGAAAAAAAGTGGGATGAATTCACTTTAGACAAAGTTTTTAGTAGATATTCTCCTTTATTTGGAATTGCAAAACTTTTATATTCAAAGTATGGAAAAGAAGTATTAGAAATTTGGGAAAAATATTTATTAAAAAGAAT